ATAATCGAAGCTGTCGCCGCGGCTGTCGCAGCCGGCGGCGAAGCTGACGACCGCATTGAAGTCGACCTTCGCAATCGACAACCCCGAGCCGTACTGGCTGTTGACGACGGCATCGAGGAACGCCCATCCGTTGTTGCGCGTCGCCTGCGTCACGAAGGCCGCGCCATTCCAGACCGGCAGCTTGCGCGTGGCCAGCACGCCGAACTTGGAGGCGCCCTGCGTCGACTGCGAGGCCTTGATCCGGATCGCGACGGTCGACACGTCGGCAAAGGAATTTGCGCCTTTCAGGAACGAGCGCAGCCCCGCCCAGATCACGGCGTTGCTGCCGGCCTGCCCGGCGAGCTCCCCATCCTCCCGACGGAAGCGCACCAGGTAGCGGCTTGGCGCCACGTCGGCCTTGACGCTGTCGCGAACCGGCGACTGCGAATTGTAGGACCGTTCGATGTAGAACAGCTGCGCGTAGGCGCCGGTCTGCACGCCGGTGTCATCGCAGGGCGCAACTTCGCAGGTCAGGCCGACCGTCGAATAACCGTAGTTGCCGTTGTCCTTGTTGTAGGTGAAGCAGCCGGCCGGAAACACGAAATCGATCGCGATCGACTGCGCCAGGCTGCCGGCCGGATTGGCGACAAAGCCGCCGCGCCAGGCGCCGGGCGAGCGGTCTGACGCCGGAAACGAGAAGCCGCCGAAATCGTAACGGCCACCGGTCGTGCCCCCGCCCGACGGCAGCTGCTGCCCGCTGACTTCGCTGGACTGATCGACGTTGACTGGAAACAGCGTGACGGTCTGGCCCGGCTCATAAAAAGCGATCTGGCAATCAAAGCCTGGCTCGACGCCGGCGCCGGCCTGCCACAGCACCGTGTCATCGATATAGACCGCCTCATAGTCGAGGCTCCCCATCGTGGTCGACAAAAGCACGTTGAGGTACTGATCGTTGCCGACGAACTCGCCCCATGGCGTCGCGGCAAAATCCGGAAACGTCTTCAGCCGGCCGTACCAGACCGGCAGCGGCTGTCCGAGCTTGGCCGTGTTGCCTTGCGCGGCGACGCTATAGATCTGGTCCTGCGTCGCCGATGGCGCATTGGTGGCGCCCTGCTTCGGCGCGGTCAGCGCGTTGATCAGAAGCGAGCCGCCGAGTGCGACGCCGGCGCCGAGTGCGGCCGCACCGAACGTGCCGGCGCCAAAGGACGCGCCGAGCAATCCGGCCGCCGCACCACCGGTTATGTACTTCGCAAAGGCCGCCACGGCAACCAGCGCGACCAAGCCAAGGATCTGCTTTCCACCGCCCTACCCGTTGCCGCCGAGCGGATAGGAGACGAACCGCACCTCGTCACTGGCCGCAATGCGCCGGCGCGCCCAGCTCTTGCGCAGCACCGGCTCGCCGTTGATCTCGAGGACGGTCGGCAGCCCCTTGCTGAACTGCCAGCCATACACGCGATCGCGCCGGCCCCAGCCGGTACGCCGCAGGAACGCCGTCACCGTCTCGCGCGGCCGCGGCACGGCCTGCGCGATCTCGAGGCCAGGCATGACGAGGTGCAGCACCGGCCGGCGCGCGGTTTCGGCACGCCGCTCACGCCGCGTGCGGCGGGTCGCCGGCGCGGCCGCGATTTGTCGAGCTGTGGATTTTCGCGAGATCTTCGTCATTGGTCTTTCGGCTCGAAAAATGTCAGCTGCTTCCAGCCCATCTGGCGCAGCGCCAGCGGCGCCTCGCAGGCGACGCCGGTCTTGGTGTCGCAGTGAACGATCCGTTGCTCCGGCCGCAGCCATACACCGATGTGCGCGGGAAAGCGCAGATGCGCCATCAGCACCAGCGCGCCGTCGGCGGCCTGGACAAGACCGCCAGGTCCGTCCGGCACCTGGCGCCAGCGGCGCCGCTCTTCATGGTGTGCAAACTCCTCCAGCACCCAGCGGCGGGAGAAGCCATCCGGCACGGAGAGGTGCGGCAGCTTGCGACCGAACAACTCGCGCTGCACATGGCAGGCAAAGTCCCAGCAATTGCGGGACTGCCAGGCCCAGGGCTCGCCAATCAGCGGCGCCAGGAACGCGGATCGGCTCACGGCAACAGGCTCGGAAACTGCTGGTAGTCGTAATTTTTGGTGATGCGCGGAAATCGCCTGTTCTGCAGGTTGTTCACCACAACAGTGCCGCTCAGCGTGGTGCCGGTCATCTGCACGCTGGTTAGCTCGAATTCGACCGGCCCGTAGGCCGGCTCGGTCATATCGCTGCCGAGATATTCGCGATAGAGCACCTGGATGTACTGTCGGACGCCGAGCGCGGCGCGGATCTTCGGCACCAGCTCGCGCGCGACATTGTCGATCGAGATCTTGCAGGACGGCGGCTGGCCCTCGCGCTGCTCCGGATAGTCCGCCGAGAACGGGCAAGCGATAAAGGTGACCATGCTGCCGCCATCGCGTGGCGCGTCGTTCTCGATGCCGAGCACGATGTCGTCGCCGACATTAGCAACCACGCGCGCAGGCACGTCGAACGACGCCTGCCAGATCTCCAGCGTGTGATAGACCCGCGCGCTCGGCGGACAGGAGGCATAGGCCTCGAGGAGAGCTTCGGAGTGTGTGGGCATGGCTTTCCCGGCCCCAGACGGGCAAGGCCTCAGTGAAAGGAAAGTGCGCTTAGAAGTTTGCGCTGCAACGGAGCGCGCTTGATTTGCTGAACAAAGGAATGCCCGGACTGCCGCTCGGACGAAATGTTGTCTGGCTGACCGCTAACAAGAATCTCGCTTGCTGGGCCGGCTAGCGGCCCAGCATAGTTTTTGCTCAAAATCATCGATCGTGAACGGCTTGTTCAAGACGGGGCAACCCGCAAACGTCTCAGGCAGTCCGATGCGGCCGTATCCTGTACTGAACACAAATGGAATGTTCCGTTTCCGCAGGGCCTCCGCCACCGGGAAAACCATCTGCCCGGCCAGGTTCACGTCGAGCAGCGCACAATCGAAGGACTGAGTGGCTACGAAAGTGAGTGCTTTATCGAGAGTCGCAATCGAGCCCGCTAGTTCGCAGCCGAGTTGTTCAAGCATGTCCTCGATGAGCAGTGCAACCCCGCCCTCATCTTCGACAACCAGCACTCGTAGACTGGCAAGCTCAGCCATTCACGATCTTATCTGATAAGGGGATGCTCGCGCGGCAACAGATCCCCTGAGGTTCGAAGACCAGATCAAGTTCTCCGTTAAGGTCCCTTTCGATGCACCGCTCGATCAGGCGAGTACCGAAGCCGCGTCGCGCGGGCGCCTGCACAGGTGGGCCGCCGCGCTCTTGCCAAACCATTTCAAGTAGACTTCGGCCTGCCTCTTCACGAACCTGCCAGGTGAGCGAGAGCGCGCCGGCCTCTGAGGAAAATGCGCCGTACTTTGCTGCATTTGTCGCAAGTTCGCCTAATGCCATTGTCAGGCTAAGCGCGGTTCGTGGGTCAAGCAGCACCGAAGGACCTTCGACGTGCAGCCTCTCGTTTGAGCCTCCCCCGATTGGCCTCAACACTTGCTCTGCAAGATACTCGAGCGGAGCGTCCTGCCAATGCCGCACCGTCAGCAAATCATGTGCATGCGCGAGGCCAATCAGCCTGTGTTCGAACCGACTGGTGAAATCTTCAATGCTTTCGGAATGTCGCGCGGTTTGCAAAGCCAGAGACTGAACGATCGCCAAGGTGTTTTTCACCCGGTGGTTCAGTTCATCGATGAGCGTCTTCTGCCGATTTTCCGCCTGCTTGCGCTCGGTGATATCGACAAGCATGTTGATTGCGCCGATCAGATTGCCGCTCCCATCCAGCAGCGGCGTTGGATACGGCAAGAACGGCACAAATGTGCCGTCGGGCCGCTCGGCAATAGCTTCGACACCTCGCACGGCGCGAATTTCTTTGAGGGCCAACGCCATAGGACATTGATCGTGCGGCAGCGGAGTTCCATCCGGCGTACGAAGCCGCCACGTCACACACCACTGATCTCCGATTTGAGGGGTCCGGCCGGCCATCTCAATGCAGGCCCGGTTGAAGAACGTGATCCGGCCGCCAGCGTCGGTGGTGTAGACCGCCGCAGGCAGGGCCTCCAAAATGTCCCGCATGCGCCGCTCGCTTTCGCGAACGTTATCCTCCATCCGCTTGGCTTCGGTCACATCCTGGATGACTCGAACACCATAGCGGAAACGTCCTTCTTCATCGCGGACCGCTGATCCGCACACATCGAGATGGATAATAGTGCCATCCGGCTTGAAGGCGCGTTTGCGAACAGAGTAGCTGCCGAGTTCTCCGCGAATTTGGCGTGAATACAAGGTCGCGTCGTCAAGGCGATCGTCCTCGTACGTATAGTCGAAGAAGGACATTCTCAGAAGCTGCTCGCGCGAGCGGCCAAGTATCCTGCTCATGGCATCATTCACGCGCAGCATCCGGCCTGTCTCGTCAACCTCGACGATGCCGACGGTCGCTGCCTCGTATGTCGCAGCCAAGCGTTCTTCACTGTCTCTGCGCGCACGCTCGGCTTCATAGAGATGCGTCGTGTCCATGGTAAAGCAGCGGGTACTGACAAACTTTCCGTCATCGAACCTGCTGTTCGAGGTGATAAGCACGTGCTTGATAGATCCGTCCTTCGCCAGCAACCGGGCCGGGTAGCGATCCAGCTTTTCGCCGCATGCAAGTTTATGGAGAATGTCGCCGATTGCCGGTGCGTCCGCGTGAAATTCCGCTATGTGACGCCCGACATATTCCTCTGCGGTATAGCCCAAGAGCGCGAGTTCAGCCTGGTTTGCTCGCAGGATGATGCCTTCACCACTTACGATGTGCAGCCCGACAGCTCCATTTTCGAAAAAATCCTCAATATCCCTGTTCTTACGATGGATCTCCTCGCCCATGGCCTTGTGCGCCGAGATGTCCTGAAAGCAGTTGATGGCACCCTGTATGTTGCCCGCGTGGTCCTTAAGAACGCGAATGTTGGCCAAGGCGATGAAACGGGAGCCGTCGGCTCGTTCCATGAGCAATTCGACATTGCGGGTGGGGGTGCCCGCTCGAACTGCCTCGGCCATC